AAAGGTACACAATGCACACAGATTTAACATTTCCCAACTATCTTTTAACACTTGCTAACACACTTTGGCACGCTTTTTGCTCTGTGCCGCAATTACGATTATTTAACACATTTAACATACCGTTAATGCTGTTAAAAATTATTAAACTTTGCTATCACCCTGTTAACAAAATGTTTCACGTGGAACGGTGATAACAAAATGTTTCACGTGGAACGGATGAGGTGGTTTGAACAAAAATGTTTCACGTGGAACGTTACAAGTGTTAACAAGTATTAATTTATTTCTTTTACATTATTTAACGAAAATAATTTGGTGGTTTCGCAAAATCGTTGTATCTTTGCACCGTGTTTAAGAAACAAATAAGTTTAACAATTTAAATTAGGTATTTATGAACGAAAATTTTAATGAGACCATTTTTAACTGTATTACAAGTGTTAACGCCCTTATGACTAGCAACGAAGTTGCAAAAGATGACAAAGCGGTTATCAAGTTGAACCGCTTTAAGAAATGGTTGAATGAGTTCGCAACCGCAAACGGTATGAACGAAGTTAAGTAATAACAGGCGTTCACAGGTAATAGAAGTTTAACGTTTTAAAAGTTTAAGTTATGCCAAAAGCATTTAGTTTCGCTAGTACTTTTAACAAGACTAGTTTTGGAATCGATACAACCGATTTTCCATTTGTCAAGTTGACCGACATTTTCAACGATGAAAAAGACGGTGGCGGTGATGTGGTACACCCTATTAATGGTATGTACGTGCACAAATCACAGTTGGGTGATTCACCCGTTATCATTGATGCAGAAAACAAACGTCTTGTCAATTTGCCACAGTTCACAGGTGACACGGTGCGTGAAATTTTAGCAAACCATGATGCGGTGGACGCTATCAAAGCGAACAAAGTTGGTTACACGATTTATGAATATGAATCGCACGCCAAAAAGTGTTACGGTATTACCTTTGTAGATAAGTAGTTTGTAGTGTAAAAGGTGGATAACGTTACAGGGGTAAACAGTACTTAGTTATTGTTACCCCTGTTTTTGTTTTATTTTAAAATTAGTAAGTTATGGCAAAGTTAAACCCGATAGGGTTTTCTAAAAGAACATTTGCAGCAACGGGGAAAATACACGTTGATAAGCAAATTTTAAATGCTATTGAATCACGTGGATATTTGCGCAAAGAAATAGCCCGTGTATTTCAACAGGCAAACAGGCGTATTCAAAACGTGGAAAATTCGGGAATAGTTTCGCCTGCGGTTGTCGCTTTAAACAAAGGGGACATAAAAGGTTTTACTAAGTTTTCAATGAAACACGATTGGAATGATTTAAAGATAGAATACGCCAAAGCGGTTTCTTTCTTGCAGCAACCGACATCGACCGCAAGCGGTACACGTGAATACGCAAACCATTTAAAAATGTCTTACGATTTGAACGATAAAGAGTTTAAATTGATGCAAGATAAACTAATGGGGAAAATTGCTAGCGTTTCCGACACTCGTTTTCTAGAAAACTATTTGATGCAATACAAAGATTTTACGGGTGAACTAGAACAGGAATCACGGGACGTTTCTGACCAAATCGAAGATGATGCGGTACGAATTGAAAACGCCTTAGATGATGCAATGGAACAAATAGCGAATTCGCCAACGTCTGAGGCGTTTGTAAATGGTGTTGACCATTACAATGATGATGCACCGTTGAAAAAGATTTTATCACAATTTGAAAAATTTGGTTTATAATGAAAAAGATTCCCTTTGAGCTACATAACGAAATATACACGCCAAAAGATATAGGAAAAGTTTTATCTTTGGCGGTGAATGAAAAGAATTTTACAGGCAATAATAAAGGTGAAAAGTTCTTAAATGTGCCTGTTTCTTTCGATATTGAAACAACGTCTTTTTACAGGGACGTGGACGGGGAAACATACAGTTATGACCGTTATATGAAATTAGGCGGTAAAGATACAAAAATGGAAAAGTGTTCATTAATGTATGTTTGGCAATTTGGAATCAATGGTTTTTGTATAATGGGGCGCACGTGGGACGATTTTTTGAAAATGCTTGATGATATTTGCAACCTGTTAGAACTTTGTTCAAAGAAACGTGTTATTATATACGTTCACAATTTGGCTTACGAGTTTCAATTTTTCCGTGAACTGTTGCAATGGGAAAAGGTTTTTTCAATAGACCTTAGAAAACCGATTTACGGAATCACAAAAACGGGTTTAGAGTTCCGTTGCAGTTATTTGTTATCGGGTTATTCGTTGGCAAAATTAGGTGAACAGTTGCACACGTACAAATGTGAAAAGTTAGTCGGTGATTTAGATTACAGTCTATTACGTCACAGTTTAACACCGTTGACCCCGAAAGAAATTGGTTACTGTTTGAACGATATAAAAGTAGTTATGTGCTATATACAGGAATTAATCGAACAGTACAAAGGAATAACACGTTTACCGATTACTAAAACGGGTTTTGTGCGCAAATATTGTCGTTCTGTATGTTTCAAGACAATAGACCCCGAAACAGGTAAAACGATTCCAAACTTTAAGTTTTTGGATAAAATTCATAACTTGAATATAACGGGTATAGAAGAATTCCAAATGTTACAACGGGCGTTTTCGGGTGGCTTCACACACGCCAACGCAAAATATACTGACGAAGTAATAACGGACGTTGATTCGTACGATTTTACTAGCAGTTACCCCTATGTAATGGTTTCGGAAAAATTCCCCATGAGTACGGGCGTTATTGTACCTGTTAAGTCAATGAAACAATTTGAATTTATGATTTCAAAGTTTTGTTGCGTGTTTGACGTGGAAATCACAAACATTTTCGCAAAATCGGAAAACGAAAACCCGATTTCTGTTAGTAAGTGTTTCGTGAAAGAAAACGTTTCAGAAAATAACGGGCGTTTGGTTTGTGCAAAGAAAATTTGTATGACCATTACCGAAATAGATTACAGGGTATTTTCACAGTTTTACACGTGGGAACAAATAAGAATAGGGCGAATGATTTGTTACCGCAAAGAATATTTGCCGACCGAATTTATTAATTCGATTCTACATTTGTACGAAATGAAAACGAAACTAAAAGGCGTAAAAGGAAAAGAAGTAGAATATTTAAATTCTAAAGAAATGCTAAATTCCTGTTATGGAATGTGCGTAACAAACCCGTTGCGTGATGAAATTTTGTATGATGGGGAATCGTGGGACGTGGAACACCTTACAGACGAAAAACAATTGGAAATGCTAAACAAATACAACGATAGTAAAAATAGATTTCTGTTTTACCCGTGGGGTATTTATGTAACTGCCTATGCACGAAGAAACCTTTTCACGGGTATTTCCGAATGCGGTGACGATTATATATATAGTGATACCGATTCCGTTAAAATAATGAACGGGGATGCACACAAAGAGTATTTTAAAGCATACAACGATTTGGCACAATATAAATTGCGTGCAGCATGTAAGTTTCACAAAATACCTTTTGAAAAGGTTGAACCCGTGACAATTAAGGGAATCGCAAAACCGTTGGGGGTTTGGGATTACGAGGGACGGTACGTCCGATTCAAAACGTTGGGAGCAAAACGTTATATGATAGAAGAGAAAAACGCCCTTACAGTTGACGGAAAAGACTATAATTTCAGTATTACAGTTTCGGGCGTTAATAAAAAAACTGCGATACCTTATATGTTAGAAACATTTGGGGAAAACGGAATCTTTGACGCTTTTACAAACTATCTAGATATACCGCCAACTGCAACAGGTAAAAATATACACACGTATGTAGATTATGAGCAAATGGGAACGATAAAAGACTATTTGGGTACGGTTTCAAGTTACGACACGAAAACGGGCGTTCACTTAGAGCCGACAGGGTACACTTTAAGTTTATCAGTTCTGTATATTAATTATTTAATGGGAATACGTTTAAAGAAAGAATAATATGAAACAAAAGAAAGAAAAAGTGGAAACGCCAAAGTTTTATAGCCTTTCTAGAATTTTGGCAAAAAATGCCGATTATAACGTGATATTCGGTGAACGTTCCAACGGTAAAACTTATGCAACTTTGTTGTATGGAATCAAAGAATATTTGCGCACGGGTAAACAAATGGCGTATATTCGCCGTTGGCGTGAAGATTTGAGGGGCAAACGTGCAGAAAGTTTGTTTTCAAATCACGTTGCAAATGGCGTGATACAGGAACTAACCAAAGGCAAATTTAACGAAGTGTTTTACGTGTCGGGTAAATGGTTTCTTTCGTCTTATGACCCCGAAACCAAAAAACGTGTACCCGATAATGTACCGTTTTGTTTCGGGTTTTGTCTTTCAGAACAGGAACACGAAAAAAGCAGTAGTTATCCAAACATAACTACGATTGTTTTTGATGAGTTCCTAACAAGACGTTATTATTTGCCGGATGAATTTATGTTATATATGAACCTGTTAAGCACGATTATTCGACAAAGGAATGATGTAAAAGTCTTTATGCTGGGTAACACCGTGAATCAGTTTTGCCCGTATTTTACGGAAATGGGTTTGAAACAGGTGCGTGTGATGGAACAGGGCACAATAGATATTTATAAATTCGGTGAACACGGTGCAACGGTTGCAGTAGAATATTGCAGCACGATAGTTAAACAGAAAGCTAGTAACAAATATTTCTGTTTCGATAATCAAAACTTGCAAATGATTACGGGCGGTAAATGGGAACTAGCGGTTTATCCACATTTGCCCGTTAAATACAAACCGAATGACGTGATATTTGTATTCTATATTCAGTTTAACGAAATGACCTTACAGGGCAACGTGATACAGGTGGAAGACAAAGAAACAGGGGTTAACAACTTTGTTTACATACATAACAAAACAACCCCGATAAAAGACGTCGATAATAGTTTGATTTACTCGCTGCAAATGAACGGTAAACCAAACTATAAACGTAAATTGTTGAGTACTGCAAGTTATCTAGAATCACAGATTACAAAGTATTTTGCAACCGACAAAGTATTTTATCAGAATAACGAAATCGGTGAAATTGTGCGTAACTATCTTATGGCAAGTGCTAGAAGTAACATTATTACTTAATATCTGTTAAACGGGGGATAAAAAGTGTTTCACGTGAAACATTTTCCCCGTTTTATTTGGTAGTTTCAGAAAATAATACTATCTTTGCAACGTAATAATAACAAGTTAAAATTTATTATATGGATTTAAACGGAATCATGTCGTTAATTAGTAACGTTGGTTTTCCTGTTGCGGTTTGTATCGCTTTGTTCTTCTATATGGAAAAACAGAATGAACGCCACCAAAACGAAACTGACAAGTTAAACGAAACAGTGCAAAGTAACACGAAAGTGTTAACAGAACTTTGCACGTTAATTAAAACACTTATCAAATAATGAACAAAGAAAATTTATATAACTTATATCAAACAGAAGTCAAGAACAAAGATTCAGCATTAAACACGTTTATGCAACGAGTTCTTTGTATGACTAGCAAAATGTTTGAATATACAGGAACGCCCGAAACGATACCGCCTGTAGAACTTGAAAAGATTCTGCAAATTAGCGGTAACGTTGGAATCGCCAAAGTTAACGGGGAACTGTATGCGCTACAGGGAACACGTGGGGGCGAATGTGATGCTTATTATCACGGTAAAGATTTTATTGTCGCAAACCCGTGGTTACAACTTGATAAAACATTTAAAATTGATTCCGATATTGTTGTTATCAATAACACCCCGTTTGAAGATTCCATTTTGCCGATAATTGGCAAATATGGCGTTCTTTATACTGATGCAGTTATAACGCTGAATATGACAAGTATTCTTACAAGAATAACAATGCTTATTTCAGCGAGTGACGATAAAACCAAACAAAGTGCTGAATCGTTTCTGCAAAAGATTTTGGACGGTGATTTTTCCGTTGTCGGTGAAAATGCGTTTTTCAAAGGTGTTAATATGCAAACGCCACCGACTCAAAGTAACCAACAAATAACGCAATTAATTGAACTTTTGCAGTACTATAAAGCGTCAATGTTTAACGATTTAGGTTTGAATGCAAACTATAATATGAAACGTGAACGTTTGAACACGCAAGAAGTTTCGATGAATATTGATGCGTTAATGCCTTTTGTGGATTCAATGTTAACAGAGCGAATAAAAGGCGTGCAAAAGGTTAATGAAATGTTTGGGACGGAAATTTCCGTAACGTTGGGTTCAAGTTGGAAAATCGAACACGAAAACTATCTTTCGTTACTAAAAGCAGCAGAAGACGGACACGAACACGAAGAAACAGAAGACGTGGACAATGAAAACGGAAACGAAACGGACGAAACAGAAACGAAAACAGAAGAAACACAAGAAACGGAAACGGAAACAGAAGAAACACAAGAAACGGACGAAACGGAAACGGAAACAGAAGAAACAGAAGAAACAGAAGAAAAAGAAAACAAAGATGAAAATTAATGAACTTTTCACGGGTGAAAATGGTTTGTTTGAAAAAATCTTTAAACCCCTGTTTCCTGTTTTGTACAAATCAATATTTGGTGAAGATGACCCGAAATTAATTGATATTGATTTACGTTTCAAATATGGAAACAGAACGCTAGTAAATGCCATTACGCCCGAAACTGCAAATGATATTGTAAAAAGTATCATAACAGTTAAGTTTGACGAATGGCAAAAACAGATTCAAGTGTTTAATAACGAATATGACCCGTTAAACCCTGTTACTGAAAAGTTGACGGAAACAACAAATAACACCGTTGACGAAACAGGGAATAACAACACGGTCGATTCAAGTGTAACTTTTAATAACGGAGATTTCGGAAATGACACAAAGCAGCAAAGAGATTCCACAGGAAACCGACAAGAAACGGGCACGAAAACAACTGTTAAGAACAGTTTGCCGAATGGTATTCCTGTTAGTGAAATTGTTCAAAAAGAAATGATTCTTAGAAGAACAAATTTCAAAACGCAAATTATTGCGGAACTTGCAAAAGAGTTAACAATAGATATTTATTAATACTTAAATTTTATAAAATGGAAGTAAAACAGATTTACACGCTTATTAATAGCGTTTCGAGTGAAGTTTTGGGCAAAACCGATTTGGTACACGAAGACCTTACGGGTATAGTTGATTTGGGTAACGAAGTGTTTAACCAAAATGCAGTTGATAATTATGTTAAATCGTTGGTCAACCATATCGGAAAAGTGGTGTTTGTTAACCGCCCTTACAGTGGTAAAGTGCCTAGCGTTTTAATGGATGCATGGGAATTCGGTTCAGTTTTGGAAAAGATTTCTGCTGACGTTCCACAGGCAACGGAAAACGATTCGTGGAACTTGACTGACGGAACAGAGTACAAACAGGACGTATTCCACAAACCGACAGTTTCCGCAAAGTTCTTTAACTCAAAGGTAACTTTTGAGGTTCCTGTATCTATCACAGAACGACAGGTTAAAGAATCTTTCAGCAGTGCAGCACAGTTGAACGGTTTCTTATCAATGATTTACAATGCAGTTGAAAAGTCAATGACTATTAAAACTGATGCACTTGTTATGCGTACAATTAACAATATGGTTGCAGAAACGTTGGACGCTGACAAAGCCGCCTTTGGTTGGGTATCGGGTTCACACGAAAGCGTGGATTATTCCACAGGCTCAACAGTTCGATGCGTGAACCTTTTGCGCCTGTATAACGAAAAGACGGGCACACATTTGGAATCTGACGTTGCAATAACAACACCCGATTTTATTCGATTTGCTGCATACATTATGGGTTTGTATTCAGACCGTTTGCAGACAATTTCAACTTTGTTCAACGTTGGTGGTAAGGAACGTTTCACACCAAAGGACGTGTTACATACCGTTTTGTTGAGTGATTTTGCTGCGGCTGCAAAAACCTACCTGTATGCCGATACGTTTCACAATGAAAACGTATTGTTGCCACAGGCTGAAACCGTGGCAAGTTGGCAAGCAACAGGCAAAGATTACGCTTTTGATTCCGTTTCAAAGATTGACGTGAAATCGGCAAGCGGTGCAACTGTGTCTATTGGTGGCGTTTTGGGCGTGATGTTTGACCGTGATGCGTTGGGTGTAACAAACTTAGATAAGCGAGTAACAACAAACTACAACGCCAAAGCCGAATTTTTCAACAATTATTATAAATTCGATGCGGGCTATTTCAATGACACAAACGAAAACTTTGTGGTGTTCTTTATCGCCTAATTTGATTGTTTAACTGTTGGGGGCGTGTTTCCTGTAGATGAACGCACAGGGGCACGCCCTTTTAAATTACAACGTTATGATTAAAATTAAAACTTTCATTTATAACGGTGAACCAAATCGGGTAAACAAGTCCCTACAGGCAAATGAAGAATATACGGGCGTATTGAATGCAACGTTTAACGTGTTAACGCCTGTTATTCGTTTTAGAACTCGCACACCTGTAAGTTTTAATTATGTTTATATCGAAAGTTTGAACCGTTATTATTTTGTTTCAGAAATGACGCAATACGGTGATATTTGCACAGTTCGTTTGCGTGTTGACGTATTGTTTACGTATAAAGATAAAATTCTAAATACTAATGCAACGTTAACAAAAAGCGAAAACGGAAACAAATATCTTTCAAACCGTTCAAACGTTATTGATGTTCGTCCAAATATCAGAAAATTAGATTTTCCAAATAAGAATCTAATTAATGATACAGGTACAATTATTATGGTAACAATTAAAGGAAATGTTTAATTATGGCAAATTTGTTAACTTACAATACAGGGGGACTAAAAGGTGATGTAACAATAACCGACAAACAGGGTGTTGATGATGAACACTTTATTGTAACAGTAACGGGAAATGGTGACGGTACGTTTTCAAGTTTAACCGCTAATTATCAAAACGGTGACGGTGATTGGATACAAGACGAACCGTTTGCAATAAATGGAAATGTAGGTACGTTAACGGTTTATTGCTATTCGGGTGATGAAATCGAAATAAACGGTGAATTTATTGGCGGTGTTAAGGAACTGCAAATAACTAACAATATTGAAAATACCGTTGCGAAATCTGTTGCTAGTGAAACATATTACACCGTATCAGTTGAGGGAACGTCACAGGGAATCTTTGACGGTACGCCAACTATTACGTATAATGGCACAACGGAAAATATGACCGTTTTGGGACAAAAGGCAACTTTTACCGTGCCTATTGATACAGATTCCGTTATTATAAACGGTACGTATTTAACGGGTGATTATATAGATGTCGAATACGATTTGACTAATTGCGAAATTACAGGTGAGAAACCTGTAAAAGTTAAGACGGGACAAAGCTATACTTTCAACGTTAAAGCAAATGTAAATGCGGAATTAACAACAATACAGGCAAATTTCACGGACGAAAACGGGGATTCTGTTACCAGTAACGGTACAATAGCAGAAGACAAACAAACGGGCACAGTAACGATAAACGTTACAACAGGCGCAACAAATTTCACGGTTTATGCAAATGCTAATGTCGTACAACCGCCAACGATTAAAAATTACGGTGCAATTAACGTTTATTCTGTTACGCTTGAAAATTTGGACGAATTTTCAAAGAAACGTTTCTTTAAACCTGCGGGCGAAACTGACACGGGCACAACGTACACGGAGGTTAATTTGGGCGAATATGTAAACCGTATTAAAAGAATATTTGTAAACGTTCCTGTTAGCGGTGACGATATTTTGAAATGTGGTAACTACAATACAGGAATCAAAGTAAAAACGCCCGAAAGTGACGTTATTTTGCTAAATTTCGGCAACGTTGAACTAACAGGCACAAACGGGAATAACGAAGACTATAATTCACAAATACAAATGTTTATCCCGTGCCGTGGTGTTGTTTCTATTGATAGTAAATATATGGGTAAAACCGTAAATCTTTCTATCAAAGTAAACGTTATTACAGGCGATTCCGTGGCGTTAATTTCGTGTGACGGTATTACATTTCAAATAGAAAGTTTTTCGTTATCACGTGATGTTATTTATCGTTTGGGTAGCAATTTAAATGTTATTGGTGGTGAACAATGGAACGAACAAATTTTATACGGTTTAGAACCTTATATTTTGATAACTGAAAATAAAACCGTGGACGTTACTATAAACAATACGCAAGAAAACGTAACAATCGGGAATGTAACAGGGTTCGCACAGTTTGAAAACGTTGGTTTGAACACGGTTAATTTGTTGGTTGATGAATATAACGAAATCGTTTCACAACTTGAAACGGGTGTTTATTTATAAAGAAAAGGGGCGGTAATAATACCGTCCCTTTTGTTTTATTTTTCATAAAATTCATTCATTAAACCCCTTGAAACTAAAAAATCAAAACATTTATTTTTAATTCCTTTTTCTGTTTCATAACGGTTACTTAAAAATTCAATAACGTTATTTTGCGCCTGTAACGTTCCGATTATTGAATTAATAAGTAAACCTTCATTTCCACCGATTCTTTCTGAAACAAATTTCAAGTTTTCAATTGTTCCTTTTATGGAATCAGATATTAACTTAAAACCTTTATCCATAGCTTATTTCTTTTCTAGATTCATTATTACCTGTTGTCGGGGTTTTCCGTTACGGGCGCAAACTGAAACGTGAAACCAAAAACTTTTAGAACCTTTTCGATGTTCTTTAATAAGTTGGTCGAAACCGCCTGTTTCTCTAAGAACTTTTTCCAAAGATTCCATATCGGCACAAACCAAATCAGCAGCTAAACCTTTTTGATGCTGACTGTTGGTTACACCGCCAACGGCTTTATTTAATACAGGGCAACGGTAACCGCTAGAAACTAGAATCGGTTTACCTAACTTTTCACGAATACCGTCCAAATAATCAGCCAAACGATTCAAGTTATCCACTATTTCAAACGTTGGCATATTGTCAATGTTTAAACGTTTGGCGGTTGCAGAATGAATAAATTCTGCTAAACTGAAATACTTAATTCTTTTCATATTATTTATTGTTTGTTGGTGTAACTAAGAACCATTTACGGGTATCTTTGTGCGTTGGAAAACGCCCTTTTACTGTTATTGAACAGTCCCCCGAAAGATAGTCTATCTTATTATTAAAGAACTCGCTTACCTTATCAGAACGAACCATATAAACGGTTTCACCTGTAAGTTGCTTTAATGTTATACGAAAATAAGAACAACCCATATTATAATTATTTTGTGCCTGTAAGATTTGAACCTTACAGGCGAATTAACATTTATCATATTCTTTCTGCTGTCAACTCATAACTTAAATCAGCCACAATATCAGCTGAATAAAAGTTAGTGATTCGTACCATACCAAAACCAAATGAACAAATATCATTTAAGTTTGATTTATAACTATAAGATGTACGGGGGAATGAATAACCACCTTTGCCATTAATTACGTACAATGTTAGAATACTTGTTAGCATTTTATTAATATGGTATGCAACGTTATCCATATTTCCCGAAATAGTTACCGTTGGAAACGGTAACTTTGTTTCGGTACGAACACCTTTAATATAGGTGTTCTTTGTTGCACTCGTTGTAATAATGTACTTTGCCATAACTTTTAAATTTTAATTGTTAAACTTATGTTTCTTAAATCTGCTGCAAAGTTACTTCTTTTTTCTGAAACCGCCAAATTATTTATGTTAAATAGTGCAAAAAATGTGATTTTAATCTTTTTAACATTTTGATTTTTTGTTTTCACGTGAAACATTTGCAGCCACCGTTCCACGTGAAACATTTTGTTATCACCGTTCCACGTGAAACATTTTGTTAACAGGGTGATAGCAAAGTTTAATAATTTTTAAC